ACCGCTCCATGCAGGGTCGCATCGTGCTGACTGGCACCTGAGACTACCCCGACTGACCGGAGCCTCAGGGCTCCGGTCCCTTTTCCCAAGGAGAACCCATGTCCGAAGCGCCAACGCTCGTCCGCTTTTTCACTGGCTGGGAGGATGCCGGACAGGGGTCCGACGGCATGCCGATCTTCGCCGAGAACATCATGGTCCGGCTCGATCGCCCGCCTTACCTCTCCGTCGTGCGGGTCGCCGAGCCCGACGACTTCCACGACCACCGCCTCGCCTTCGAGATGTACCAGAAGGAGCAGTCGGCGCGGAAGCAGAGCTACGTCGAGGGCTACCCCTTGGCGCTGTGGCCCGCCATCGGAGAGGCCGAGTTCAAGATGCTCGCGGCCCGCGACATCGTCACCGTCGAGCAGCTGGCCAAGGCCAAGAAGTCCGACATGCCGACGCAGCTGCAGGAGCTTGCCGACCGCGCCGCCAAGCTGGTCAAGCTGCAGGGAGGCGCGGCCAAGTACGAGGTCATGCTGAAGGACCGCGACGCCCGCATCGAGGCTCTGGAGGAGCAGGTCAAGGACGCCTCCGTCACCATCGCCAGCCTGCGCAGCACCATCGACCAGCTGCGGATCCGTGGAGCGAGCTAAATGGCCAAGCTGGTCTCGGTTCTCAAGGCCGTCAGCGACGCCTCGCGCGAGATCGGCATTGCCCAGAAGGGCCTCAGTCAGGCGCTCGGTTCGGCTGACGAGGACGTGCTGCAGATGACGGCGCTTCTCAGCGCCGTCGCCGACGAGCTACTGCTCGAGGAGCCCTACCAAGACCTGCTCGGCGACGGCAACTGGCTGGTCAGCGCCGACGGCCTCACCTTCAAGCTTGAGCCGACGGTCGATACCGACTTGATCCTATTTGACGGCCGCCTCGTGATCGCCGGTCTCAAGTATCGGTTCCTTGCTAGCAAAGGCCTCGAGTTCTCCGAGCAGATGCGCGATTTCGGCAACCGCATGGCCAAGATCGCCACCCGCGCCAACAACCGGGTGCTGGACCTCGATGAGGAGTGGAGCCGCGTCGTATGAGGCAGCTGCCGTCCCGATATGTCAGCAAGGCTGTCCCGAGCTTCGTCAAGTCCAAGGCGAAGCGCGCCAAGCTCGAGCACATCGCGACCCCGGCCAAGGGCATCAATTCGTTCGCCGCGACCAACGAGACCGACCCCGAATACGCGGCGATCCTGACCAACTTCAACGTCGACGACGACAGGATCTCGGTGCGGTCGGGCTACAAGAAGATCGCCACCTGCGTCGGGGCCAAGCCGGTCGACCACCTGATCCCGCACTACGGCGTTCCCGCACGCCTCGCGGCGGCCTCCAACAAGACGCTGTGCGACGCCGAGACCGGCGCTGTCTGGCGCTCCGGCTTCACCAGCAACGACTGGCACTGGACCTCGCACTCCAACCTTGGCGACGTCGAATACACCGTCATGGTCAACGGCTCCGACGGCGTCTGGGGCTGGGACGGCAAGGCCGACCCGGCGCTGACGGCAGTCGTCGTCACCAAGATCGCCGGAGGCCCTGCGGTCGGCCCGCCGCCGCCCGCCAATCCCTGTCAGGTGACGGTCGCGGCGGCCGACATCAGCAAGTTCGTGGCGGGCCGCACGGTGATCATCTCGGGTGCCGACACCAGCCACGCGCTGGCCAACGGCGCGCACCGGATCACCAGCGTCAACAACCCGGCCAACACGTTCTCCCTCGTGGGCGTGGATCTCACCGGAGCCCCGGGCGACCAGACCACCGGCACCATGCGGGCGACCGTGCAGGGCTCCTTCGAGAAGCTGGCGGTCGTCGCCCCGGTCGGCAACACGTGGCTCGACCCCAACGAGTTCGCCGTCGTGCTGGCGCACCAGAACCGGCTCTGGTTCGCCGACGAGACCAACCTCGCCGTCTACTACCTGCCGCTGCAGGCCAAGGACGGCGTGCTGGGCGTGCTGCCGATGAACTCGATCTTCAAGAAGGGCGGCACCATCCGAACGCTGGCGACGTGGACCGTCGACGGCGGCATGGGCATGGACGACCAGCTGGTGATCTTCTCGACCAACGGCGAGTGCGCGATCTACTCGGGTGTAGACCCGGCCTCCGACATGCAGCTGGTCGGCGTGTTCCGCTCCGACCCGCCGATGTCGAAGCACTCGGTGCTGAACTACGGCGGCGAGCTTTTCATGCTGATCGCCACGGGCGTCACGCCGATGGCGACGCAGATCAAGTCGCAGCTGGAGGGCATCGACAGCATCGACGAGGGCATGCTGTCCTACTTCCTGCGGCACAGCCTCAACCACCCCGACGAGCCCGGCTGGATGCTGTTCCTCAACCCGACGACGGGACGCCTGCTCGCCAACATGCCGATGGGCGGCGGCCGCTACCATCAGGCCATCCGGCGCATGCCGAAGCCGATCTGGTCGACCTACGATGGCGTGCAGTCGCGCAGCTGGGGCTGGATCAAGCCATACCTGTATTTCGGCGACGATCTCGGCAACGTCTACCAGATGCATCAGGATTACCGATCGGACGCGGGCAAGTCGATCCGCGTCGACGTGCAGCTGGCGTGGTCGCAGTTCAAGACCCCGGCCGAGAAGCACTTCAAGATGCTGCAGCCCTACGTCGTCACCGACGGCAACCCGCGCTACGCCGTGGATCTCAAAGTGGATTATGACGACAGCAAGCCGCTCAACGTGCCGGAGCTTGTCGACGCGCCCGACGACGGCGCGACGTGGGATCTCGCCGTCTGGGACGAAGCCAGCTGGGGCGGCGTCACGCGGGCGTGGTCGAACTGGACCGGCGTCGGCACGATCGGCCGCGTCGGTGCCGTCCGGCTGAGCGCCGACATCGTCAACTGCTCCTTCGCCATCACCGGGTTCGGGCTGCTCTACGAAGAGGGGGCGATATTCGGATGAAGGTCTCCTTCGCACCGCTCCGTGAAGACGCGATCCTGCTGCTGTCGCAGGAGACTGGAGTGGACTTTTCAACAACCGAGTTCTCGGACGAAGAGACGTGGTTCTGCTGCACCGTGCGCGACGAAAATATCGCCGTGCTGATCATCGTGTTCGAATTCAAGTCGTGGTGCGACGCCTACGTCACCACCGTGCTGTTCGACGCCAGAGCCCTGACGCGGAGGCTCCTGACGACGGTGATCGCCACCGTCTTCAAGCGCGCCAGCCGCATCACCGCCGAGATCGACCCCGCCAACCAGACGGCGCTTCAACAGGTCTGGCGCATGGGCTTCCGCTACGAGGGCTACAAGCGCCGCGCCATCGAGGGCACGCGCGACGCCGTGCTGTTCGGGCTTATCCCCGAGGACTGCCCCTACCTCGTCGGCAAGCCGTTCCGCATGCTCTTCAGCACGCCTGCCGTCATCCACCCAGAACACCCGGGAGTTAACTGATGGTCTCGACACCCAAGGCTCCCGATCCCTACGCGATGGCCAAGGCGCAGGGCGACGAGAACTACTCGTCGGCATTCGCCAACACCATGATGGGCAACGCCAAGACGGTCGGGCCGCAGGGCACCACGACCAGCGACGTCACCAGCTACATCATGGACCCGACGACCGGCCGCCAGATCCCGCGCTTCACGCAGACGACGACGATGTCGCCGACCGAGAAGGGGATCTACGACCAAGAAGCGCAGATGCGGAAGACCATGGCGGCCGCAGCCAATCAGGCGGCGACCACGTCGAGCGCGGCCTTGGCCAAGGGCTTCAATCCGACGGGGCTCCCGGCGTGGCAGAAGTACGGCAAGGGCCCCAACCTCGTCGAGCCGGACCAGAAGTACCAAGAACAGGTCCGGCAGAACATGATGGCGGCCTACAACCGGGACGTCGCCCCGCAGCAGTCCGCCGAGGACGCGCAGCTGGCGGCACGCGGCATGGAGCCCGGCGGCCAGCAGTATTACAACATCGCCAATCAGCGGCAGGACGCACTGGGTGCCCAGACGCTGCAGGCCTATAACGCCGCCGGAGGCGAGGCGCGGGCGCAGGCCGAGGGCATCAACAAGCCGCGCCAGCAGGTCTGGCAGAACGCCAACACCAACGTCGACCAGAGCAACGCTCTCCGTGGGGCGATGTATGGCGAGCAGGGCGACCTCTACAACCGCAAGGTCGGCTCGATCGGAGCCCTCGCCGGGATGGGTCAGTCCTACATGCCGAACGCGCCGGGCTTCTCGGGCGGCCAAGTCAACCCGTTCGATATCTCCGGCGCGATGATGCAGAACTACGGCATCAAGGCCAACAACGCCGCCCAGACCAACGCCGGGATCTTCAGCCTCGCGGGCGGTGCCATGAAGATGCTGCCGTTCTCCGACCGCCGCACCAAGTCCGACATCGTGCCCATCGGCGCGAAGCTGGCGGGCGTGCCGCTCTACACGTTCAAATACTGGGGCGAGGCGACCACCCACGTCGGCGTCATGGCTGACGAGGCCAAGCTCCTGCACCCCGACGCCGTCCACCAGATCGACGGCTTCGACCACGTCGACTACGCCATGCTGACCCGGAGGCATGCCGCCTGATGGTCGCCAACCGCCGCTCCTCGCTGTTCGACAACGTCGACCCGCGCCTCGCCAAGCTCATCGAGAGCTTCAAGTACGACAAGTACGGCGTGACGCCGACCTCCGGCTACCGGCCCGGCGACAAGCGCCAGCACGGCGGCGGCACCGCCATGGACGTGCAGCTGACCGACCCCAAGTCCGGCGCGGCGCTGGCCAACTATCAGGACCCGTCGACATTCGGGGCGTATCAGGAGTACGCCAACGCGCTCTACCAGCACGCGCTGCAGACCGACCCTGAGTTGGCTAAGCAGATGCGATGGGGCGGGTACTTTTCAGGCCCCAAGGGCAAGTACGGAGCCCTCGACCTGATGCACTTCGACGTCGGCGGCGGCGCGATGGGCGGCGGCTCTTGGGAAGGCGGTCTTAATCCCGAGCAGGCCAAGCTGTGGGGCCTCCAAGCCGGGGGCGGCGTCGGCGGCGCTGGCGGCGCGCAGCAGGGTCCGACCGCCGGGACGCAGGTCGTCCAGTATTCGCCCGAGCAGCGCCGCAACGCCATCGCCTCGATCGAGAGCGCGGGCTCCGGCGACTACAAGGCTCTGGGCCCCCGCATCGGCGGACCTCAAGGCGGCGACCGCGCTTACGGCCGCTATCAGATCATGGGCAAGAACATCCCGATCTGGTCGCAGGAGGTGCTGGGCCGCACGGTGACGCCCGAGGAGTTCATGGCGGATCCCAAGATCCAAGACGCCATCTTCGACAAGAAGTTCGGCGACTACGTCGCCAAGCACGGCGAGGAGAACGCCGCGCAGGCGTGGTTCGGCGGCGAGGGCTCGATCGGCAAGGTCGACCTCAAGGACGCGCTCGGCACCAACGTCGGCGGCTACGGCCGCAAATACATCGAAGCGCTGGGCGTCGCCAAGGGTGACACCTCGAACCCCGGTGCCGAGACCTACCAGCCCGGAGGCTCCGGGGCTCCGACCGATCCGGTGACCACGGCGGGCGTCGATGACAAAGACAAGAAGCCAAGCTGGGGCGACACGCTGGGCGACATGTTCTCCGGCATGGGGTCGATCGCGGGCGGCGGCAAGGACGGCCTGCCGAAGATCCAGCCGCTCAAGCAACTGCAGGCTCCGGCCAACGTCACCACCCAAGGCGGGCCGCTGGCCAGCGCCGACCAGTCGAACCAGCTGCGCCAGCAGTTCGCCCAGAGGCTGGCCGAGCTTCAGCGCGGCACGCCGCAGGGCCCGTCCGGCAACCCGTGGAGATTGTACTGATGCCGATCTTTCAGCCCGGGGGCGACAACACCGGCTACCGCGCGCCCGCCAAGACGCTGACCATCAAGGCCCTGCAGGACCGCCAGAAGGCGCTTGCCGCGTCGCAGGAGGCGGCTGCGGCCAACGCCGCGCCGATCGTCAATGCGTGGCAGGGTGCCGGAGCCCTCGTCAATCAGATGGGCGACAGCATGCAGCAGAGCCGCGCCGCCGGGCAGGAGGCCGACGCGCGGGCCCAGCTGGCGCAGATCATGACCCAGATCGACCCGACCAAGGGGGCCTCGATGGAGCAGATTGCCGCGATGCAGCAGCTGGATCCCGAGTTCGCCAACAAGGAGTACGAGCGCGCCATGGCCGAGCGCGCCGCCATCGCCAACCGCGAGGACACGCAGACGTTCCAAGCGGGCGAGAGCGAACTCACCCGGCAGGCCGAAATCGCCAAGCAGCAGGCGGGCTTCACCCACGACGACACCACCGCCCAGACCAAGGTCGGCACCGACAAGGAACTCAAGACCTATCAGGACAGCATCGACGACCAGAACGCCGCTGAGGCCGCTAGGGTCGCCGCCGCCGCCGCCAAGCAAGCCGCCGCCAACCAGACGCCGGAGGCGCAGGACGCCGCCGCCGTCGAGGCGGGCAGCATGACGCCGGAGACGGCTGCGGCCAATGCCGCCGCCCGCCGGGCCAAGACCGACGCCGAGGCCGCCAACGCCGCGCGCACGGCGGGCCAGCCCTACACCGGCACGGGCGACGCCATCGCCGACTACAACAACGGCAAGTTCGGCGAGCCGGGCACGCCGGAAGCGATCCGGCTGCGCGACGCCGCCATCAAGGCGGAGCAGCTGAAGGGCACCCCGACCGGGGCCAGCAGCAAGATGAGCGACGAGTGGGCCAAGGTCGAGACCAAGCTGTGGGGCGACTACCAGACGGAAGGCACGCAGGCCGCCACGCTGACGAACCAGATGGACGTGCTCGACGCGCTGGGCACCACGCCGCAGGGGCCGCTGATCGGT